CTTGGATGGGAGGCAGTGGCGTATTCGGAGATCGAAAGATTTCCCTCTGAAGTGCTGGCGCACCATTACCCACAAACGCCAAACCTTGGCGATATGACGAAATTTAAGGAGTGGAATCTTGGAACAAATGTCGATCTTCTTGTCGGAGGAACACCCTGTCAGTCTTTCTCAGTCGCAGGACTCAGAAAAGGATTGGATGACCCGCGTGGCAACCTCATGCTTACCTATCTTGCCATTGCTGACCAATATCGGCCCAGATGGTTGGTCTGGGAGAATGTCCCTGGTGTCTTGTCATCTAACGGAGGAAAAGATTTTGGAGTCTTCCTCGGGGCGCTGGGAGAACTCGGGTATGGGTTCGCATACCGCGTTCTTGACGCTCAATACTTTGGAGTGGCACAGCGCCGCCGCCGTGTGTTCGTTGTCGGATACCTTGGAGACTGGCGAGTTGCCGCAGCGGTTCTTTTTGAGCGCCACAGCTTGCAAGGGCATCCTGCGCCGAGCAGAGAAAAGAGGCAAAGTGTTGCCGCCAGCGTTGGAACAAGCATTAAAAGCAGTTTCGATTGTGGAGTAGAGTTAACTGGCCCATTGTCGGCAAGGGATTACAAAGATGCAGGTACAGATGGCATGAATAAGAACTCTGCCAAAATGATTCCTGTTACCAAGGCTTGGCCAGCCGAAATAAGTAGCACGCTGAATGCATCTTTTGGCTCTAAACAAGGATTAGAGAATCAGCACATCAACAATGATTGCCCGATGTTTGTGCCAGCGCAACCCATTGCCCTTGCTGAAAACACCATTGGACGGCAACCGCAAAACGGCGGCAACGGTGATGGGTTTACTGATGGCGGCCCGATGTACACGCTCAACGCCACAGGTGTGCATGGTGTGGCGCAACCTATACCGTTTGGCGTATCAGAAAAACCTGATGTCGGTCATTGCTTGCGGTCAGGCGCATCTCGCGCTGATAAGCATGAAAGCACAACTTATGTAGCGCAACCAGTCTATGAGATGCATGGACAGGACAGCAGAGTGCGTGACCTTGGCGAGACTTGCAGCACCGTCACAAGCAAATGGGGAACTGGCGGTGGAAATGTGCCGGTGACAACGCAACCCATGGCATTCACCACAGAGCAAACGCCAAAGTACAACCATGATCAGGCGCTGACGCTGACAAAGCAATCCCCAACTGGCGGTGGTCAGCCGCAATGCGTTATGCAAGCCATGGCCGTCAGAAGACTCACCCCAGTCGAATGCGAGAGATTGCAGGGCTTCCCCGACAACTACACCGACATCAAATCAAAGGGCAAACCAACGCCTGATGGTCCAAGGTACAAAGCCTTGGGCAACAGCATGGCAGTGCCTGTGATGGCATGGATCGGGCAACGCATAGAACAAGTAGAGGCAATATGCAAGCAGAACAAATAGCCAAGACGCTGGGCAACGCGAAGAAAGCCAACGGTCAATGGGTGGCTAGTTGCCCTGTACCGAGTCACGGCAAAGGCAACGGCGACAAGAATCCAAGTCTCAGCATCGACATCAATGACGAGGGCAAGCCTCTCTTCCATTGCCACGGTGGGTGCAGCCAAGAGGATGTCTTCCACACCATCAGAGCATTGAACTTGCTCCCCGAACTCTTGGACAAGCCTGATCCCTTAGCCAACATCAGACCCATTCCGCGCAACATACTGGAACAGGAGTGGGCGTATCAGGATGAGGACCGTCAGACAGTGTTCGTCAAGCAGCGGTACAAGATAGGGGAGTCTGGAAAGACTTATAGACTCTACAAAGTTGATAGTGATGGCAGACGCTCCACAACGCTTGGAGATGCTCGCATCGTGCCCTACAACTTGCCGGCACTCTTGGACGCGAAGACAGCGGGGCGCAATGTCTTCTTGGTAGAGGGCGAGAAGGCAGCGGACGCGATCAAGTCAATTGGCATGATCGCCACCACCGCGCACACTGGCGCAGGATCATGGCCTGCCGCCATCACCGAATACTTTGCCGGAGCGCAAGTCATCATCGTGCCGGACAACGATGTGGCGGGTTGGGGTTATGCGTACAAGGCTGCCGAGGCAATACTGCCCATCGTCAAGTCACTGAAGGTAGTTGACCTCGGTCTGCAAGGGCAAGGTGACGATGCCTTTGAATTCATCGAGGCGGGTGGCGGTAGAGCCGAGCTGGTGGCGTTGGTCAAGGCCGCGCCAATCATCACAACGCTGGATCAGGTAACGATGCCCGAACGATTGAATCCGATTTTGCAATCAAGTACACAAAACGAGGAAAAGCATACACATGAGCTTGATCATGTAAAGAAAACGCTAGAAATTGAACATGAGTTTGCGGCAGAGCCACCAGCGCCACCAAAACCGTCAAAGCAAATACAGATCGAGCATTGGGACAGTATCCAAGATGAGCCGGTGAAGTGGTTGATTGATGGCGTGTTGCCTGTTGGCGCGTTCAGCGCACTCTACGGTCCACCAGGCTCATTCAAGTCGTTCATTGCCTTGGACATTGCACACGCCATTGCGACCGGCACAGCATGGATGGGCAGAGAGGTCAACGAGGCAGGTGCGGTGCTGTACATCGCAGGCGAGGGCTTTGGCGGTATCGGTGCGCGGATTAAGGCGCTCAAGATTCACCACCAAACAGAGAGTGGCGCACCGATCTATGTAGTGCGCCATCAGTTGAATTTACGCTCCAGCATCGAAGACTTCAACGCGCTGGTGCTGGCCATCGAGGTACTGGTGCAGCAGTCGGGTATCGAATTCAAGCAGATCGTCATAGACACGCTGGCCAGAGCCTTTGGCGGTGGCAACGAGAACTCCAGCGAAGACATGGGAGCGTTTATCACAGCCTGTGGACGCATTCAGCAGATCGTGCAGGACTGTGGGCTGATGATCTTGCACCACAGTGGAAAGGATGCCACCAAAGGACTGCGCGGCCACTCCAGCCTACTCGGGGCAGTGGACACCGAGCTGGAGCTGCTCAGATTCGAAGACAGCATGAAAGGAATCGTCACCATCAGCAAGCAAAAGGACGGTGCGGACAACGACAGGATCGGCTTTGAGATGGTCACGGTGGAGCTGCCAGCGCCACAAGGATCACTCCAGATCGGTGAGCCGCAGACCAGTTTGGCCGTCAACCCATGCGAACTCGGACAGTTTGACGCGCTGAAAAGGGACGCAAAAGGCGCGTCCAGCAACGCAGGACACGGCAAGAATCAGGTCTTGTCGCTCCAATGCTTGGAAAATGCGATTAAGAAGAATGGCTTCTTGAAGTTAATCGAAGGTTCACAGCGCATGGTGGTGGATTTGAAGCACTGGAGAGAGGAATTGTGGTCAAAGATGGGGTGCACAGATGAGGATAAGGACAGCTTCAAGATCACTTGGCAGCGGGTTAGGAAGGACTTGTCCAGACATGGACATGGACAGATCAGCGATGGATTTGCGTGGTTGACCGTCAAAAGTGAATCAAGCGAATCGTTCTGAGGCTGTATGAATATACAGGGAACAGGGAACAAACAAGGAACAAAAGGGGAACAAATGTTCCGCACAAGGGAACAGGAACAAACCGAGAGTCTAGGACTCGGAGGTTTGTTCCCTGTTGTGTGTTCCCTATTTGCAACAAAACGAAGGAAAGCGTAATGGCAACAAAGAAGTCACTCAGACAGCATCCAGTGGTGGTGAGTCCAAGTCCACAAGCAGATGCGTGGACGGTTTATGTGCAATCCAAGTTGGTGGAACTGGAGGCAGCGAAAGCGGCCAGCGATAGGAAATGGGGAGAAAATCGACTGATTACTTTAGTAGACAGTGAGTTGAGGGAGAAATTCTGGACGCAGAACGGCAGATTGCACCAAGCGATTGCGTCAAAGGATCATGCGAAATTCGATTCCAGTTTGGCGGGAATGATCAGGGCTTATGGCGTGTTGGATCAGTGGGCAGCAGATCAAGGCATCACGCCAGCCAACGATCAGATTCCGAGAATCGAGTGGGAGATGCAGACAGGTCAGGTCATGGTGATTGTCAGGACGGTCAATGAGACGCTGGCAATGCAGCGCGAAAGGCAGGAACTGAGCAACCATTGCATTTGGAGCATGGAAGAGCTGGAGGTGATCTTCAACGATCCGCTGGTGCAAGAAATCATCAAGGTCAAAGCCTTTGATCCAACCGCCAAGGTGGTCAGCTTCAAAGCCAACAAAATCGGTGGAGAATCAGGCTTCGATGACTTCCCAGATGACCTTGAGGTGCTGGACGGTCCACCAGCAGAAAAGAAATTCAACAGCAAACAAGCGGAGAGGTTCAAAAATGGAACAAATTAAGCGATTAGGGGCTTTGATCAAGGAAAAGGTACTGGACATCGTCCAGCGGATTAAAACGGCTTTAAAGCGGGTCTGAGCGTGGTTGGTAACCCAAAACGAAGACAGGACATTGCTTTCCTCAACGATATGCCTGAAGAGATGATCTTCAGCATGGTGGAAAGCGGCAAAAGCATCGCCAACATCTGCATCGAACTCGGGATCAGCAAGCGTGCGCTCGATGATTGGATTGAGGAAAACGATCACGGTGCTATGATTGCGCGTGCGCGCACGCGTGCAGCAGACCTTTTGGCGTGTGAGACGGTGGAGATCGCGGACGGCATGGATGTCGATCACGCGCAGCGCGATGTCCAGCGCATCCGAACGCGCCAGTGGCTGGCTGAACGGTGGGATCAGAAGACTTACGGCTTACAAAAAGCCGCACAGGTCAACATCAACATCCAAGACTTACGCATGGCGGCACTGCGCCATACCGAGGTCATCGAAGACTTATCCACAGAAAAACGCGATGATTGAACACACTGGCCTGTGGATAACGCAAATCTGCCTACTGATTGAGCAAATCAGAGCCAGTTATCCACATTTGACTTAACATAATGGACATCGTGTTAAATGGATTCTGTAAGCGTTCTGTAAGAAAGTATATGAATCAACAACTTAGCGATGCATACCCCTGTGGATATCTTTTCGCTGTAAAGTGGGCGCGGCCTGCGCCTGCCGCGGCGCGATGCCCCCCCCCTTGCGCGTTTGCGGCGGGGGCGGCTGATGACGCAGCCAAACACCTACCGAATCCCATAACCCGATGACCACCACCCCTACCCCCACCGCCGCAAAGAAGGCCGCCCCGAAAAAAATTTCGAATGATTTGGTGGCCAATAACCCTTTTGTCGAATTCGTCAAGCTGTACAAGCACAACCCTGTGCTGTTTGTCAGAGAGGTGCTGAACACTGAGCCGGATGTCTGGCAGGTGGAGTTTTTGAACCACATTGCCAATGGCAACCGCCGTATCTCGGTGAGATCAGGACATGGCGTTGGCAAGTCCACCGCAGCAAGCTGGGCGATGATTTGGTATCTGTTCCTAAGATTTCCGGTCAAGGTGGTGGTCACAGCACCGACATCCAGCCAGCTCTACGATGCCTTATTTGCCGAGGTCAAGCGTTGGGTGAAGGTGCTGCCGCCCATGCTGGCCGAGCAATTGGATGTGAAGCAGGACCGTATTGAGGTGATTGGCGCAAACGAGGAGGCGTTCATCTCGGCCAGAACATCCAGAGCCGAGCAGCCCGAAGCCTTGCAGGGGGTACACAGCGATCATGTGATGCTGGTGGGAGATGAGGCATCCGGTATACCTGAGAAGGTGTTTGAGGCGGCTTCTGGCTCAATGTCCGGTCACAACGCTGTGACGCTGTTACTCGGCAATCCTGTGCGTTCCAGCGGATTCTTCTACGACACCCATAACCGTCTGGCGGGGGACTGGGTGACGATGAAGGTGAGTTGCGCGGACTCACCAAGGGTCAGTGAGGCGTACATCGAGGAGATGAAGGCGCGTTACGGTGAGGAGTCCAATGCTTACCGGATTCGCGTGCTGGGTGAGTTTCCGAAGTCTGACGAAGACACCGTCATTCCTATGGAGTTGCTGGACTTGGCGATGAATCGGGATGTGGAAGCATCGCCCTACGCGCCACTGGTCTGGGGCTTGGATGTGGCACGCTTTGGCTCGGACCGTTCCGCACTGTGCAAGCGGCGGGGTAACGCGGTGACTGAGCCTATTAAGACTTGGAAGAATCTGGATTTGATGCAACTGACTGGTGCGGTGGTGGCCGAGTACGAGATATTGCCGCCATCTGACCGTCCGACAGAGATACTGGTTGACAGCATTGGACTTGGCGCTGGCGTGGTTGACCGCTTGAGAGAGTTGAATTTACCGGCTCGCGGTATAAATGTGAGCGAGTCCCCTGCCATGGGTACGACATACCGCAACCTAAAGGCCGAGCTTTGGTACAAGGCCAAGTCGTGGTTGGAGGCGCGGGACTGTCGGCTGCCAAAGGATGAGCTACTGATTGCTGAGTTGGCGACAGTCAGGTATTCGTTTACCTCTAACGGCAAGATTCAGATTGAGGGTAAAGATGAGATCAGAAAGCGTGGTTTGGCCTCGCCTGACAAGGCTGATGCTTTTTGCTTGACCTTTGCTTCTGATGCTGTGATTGGCATGATGGGGTCAAAGGCGAGTACGAAGTGGAGTCAACCGTTGAAAAGAAACCTCTCAAGGGTTGCATAATTCATTTATTCAAGGAGTAACGCATGAAGATGACCAAGGCACAAAAGAAAGTCGGCAAGGTGATGGGCGAATTCAAGGAAGGCACATTGCACTCTGGCAAGGGCGGCAAAGTCGTCAAGAATCCCAAGCAGGCCATCGCCATTGCGATGTCCGAAGCCAAGATGCCCATGCGCGGTGCGCGTACAGCGAAGAACATGAAGACCAAGGGGATGCGTTAATGGCTACCTTGAAGCGCACCATGGATCAGGCCATGGACCAAGACGAGGGCTATGAGGATGGCGAAAGCTGTCCCATGGCCACGCAAGACATCACGCTGAACTTGAAGAATCGCGGCAAGGCAATTGCGTCTGCGAACTACGGTCCGGAGAATCCCAAGCTGCCCAACAAGCAGTATTGGATGGAGATGGCTGATGAGTGGGGCGTGGACGCTCAAGACGCGAAGATGAGCCGTTGCGGTAACTGCGCGGCTTTTGATCAGGAAGAGTCGATGCTCGATTGCATTGCCAAGGGCATTGGCGATGAGGGCGATCCTTGGGGCATGATTGATGCCGGTGACTTGGGTTACTGCGAGATATTCGACTTCAAGTGCGCGGCCAGCCGTACTTGTTCGGCTTGGATCGTCAAGGAAGAAGAGGAAGAAGAGGAAGAGCCTGAGTCACTTTTAACGATCAAGATTGGGGTTAAAGATGAAGAGTAAGACTGGTTTGTACGCCAACATCAACGCCAAGCAAAAACGCATCGCCGCTGGCTCTGGCGAGAAGATGAACAAGGTGGGATCAAAGGCAGCACCATCTGCTGCTGACTTCAAGCTGGCGGCCAAGACCGCCAAGAAGAAGCCCAAGAAGTGATCTCCCCCATATGTATCAGCACAGTCACTGGCAAAGGTTTGCGGGTGATGCTCACAAGCATCGCAGAGTACTGTCCCGAAGTGCCTGTGTATTTGCGCGGTCCAGAGTCCATTATTGGCGGCTTTGACGCTGACCTTAAAGTCTTTGGTGCGCCGCACAATTTCGGTGAGGATTACAACGACATCATGGACAGGGCGTTTGCCGATGGGTTTGAGTCAGATATCTGCGCCAACGATGACATTGTGCTGACCCCAACGAGCTACCGTCTGCTGATGGAGGATGTGGCGCAGTTGAAAGAGGAAACCGGCGAGCCTGTGGGCTGGGTTTCAGCGCGTTGCGATGCGGCCAGACCTGTGCAAAATGTGCGAAGCAATCCCTTTGGGCAGCAGTTGCACTACTTCAAGTACCCCTATGAAGACGCAATTGTGCCGCTGGAATGCCCATCCCCTATCTTTGCATGGATTGGCGCTGATGCGTGGAGCGCGGCCAAGTTTCCTCCGCTGAATTGGTATTCCGATGATGTGCATTGCGAGGATTTGAGAAAAGCAGGCTTTCACCATTACCTGAGTCGGTCTTATGTGCATCACATTGGCAGCCAGACTGTGGGCATGAATGGTGACGCACTGACCAAGGCTGCCATTCCATGGCTTTTAAAGAACAGGCCAGACTATGCCAAGCAATGGTTTAACTCTTAATCTGGGTTCAGGCAAGGACTACAAGCCTGACTGCGTGAATGCTGATATTCGCGCAGATGTTGGCGCTGATTGGGTGCTGGATATTTGCAAATTGTCACTAGGTGAAGTCATACAGTCACCAGTTGGGCTGGTGACTATTAAGCCTTTTTGCTTTGACAGGATCATCGCCAATGATGTGTTGGAGCACATACCCGATCTGGTAACGGCCATGACCAACTGTCGGGATTTGTTGCGTGAAGGCGGCGAGATGCACATTCATGTGCCCTATGACTTGAGTCATGGCGCGTGGCAAGACCCGACTCATGTGCGTGCATTCAACGAAAAGTCGTGGGTGTACTACTGCGAGTGGGCGTGGTACTTGGGCTGGAAGGGTAGTCGGTTTGAGTTGACGCATTTGCAAATGAGTCTCAGCAATTACGGTGCAAGCCTAGAATTGCCACAAGATGAAATACTGCGACTGCCGCGAGCAGTTGATTCTATGTATGTGATTTTGAAGAAAGTGCCCTATGAAGACACCCGCGTGGCAGCGTAGTGAAGGTAAAAATCCCAAAGGCGGCCTAAATGCGAAGGGACGCGCCAGCGCAAAAGCCGAGGGCATGAATCTGAAAGCGCCTGTCAAATCAGGTGACAACCCGCGCAGAGCATCATTCCTTGCGAGAATGGGCAATATGGCCGGTCCAGAGATGAAGGACGGTGAGCCAACGCGCTTGCTGTTGTCTTTGAAGGCGTGGGGCGCGTCAAGTAAGGCTGATGCCAGAGCAAAGGCAAAAGCAATTTCTGCAAGGAACAAGAAATGATCAACGATTTGCAAATGACCACCGACATGGCGGCAGTCAATCCGATGGACGATACCGAGTTGCAGGGCATCGTGGCCGGTGAGCTGGAGGATGCTGTCAGCTACATCGATGCCGACATCTCCCCCATCCGCGCCAAGGGAACTGAGTATTACCGTGGCGACCCCTTTGGCAATGAGGAAGATGGGCGAAGCCAAGTCGTGGCCATGGAGGTGCGAGACACTGTTTCGGCCATGCTGCCAAGCCTGATGAAAGTGTTTTTCAGCAGCGAGAATGTCGTGGAGTATGTACCGCGTGGACCGGAAGATGTGGCTGGCGCACAGCAGGCGACTGACTATGCCAATTACATATTCAGCAACGACAACAACGGTTTCATGACCACCTATGCGTTGTTCAAAGACTCTCTGGTGCGTAAGTGCGGTATCGCCAAATACTGGTGGGATGAGGTGGATGAGGTCAAGATTGACGAGTACTCGGGACTCGATGACCAGACCGTACAAGTACTGATGCAAGAGGGTGCAGAGGTCAAGATCGTTGTCAGCTATCCAGACCCAATGCAACCAGGCATTCAAAGCATTGATCCAATGACGGGTCAGCCTGGACCTATGCAGCAACCCATGTTGCATGATGTGCAGATCAAGCGCACCACCAAAGATGGGCGCATCCGCATCATGGCTGTGCCACCTGAAGAATTGGTGCTTGACCGTAGAGCGCGTTCATTTGAGGATGCAGGCATCATCGCCCACCGTCAGATGGCAACCGTGGACGATTTGCTGGCGATGGGCTATGAGTTGGACGAGATCGAGGAGAACATCTCCAGCACCGACTTGGACAGCAATGACGAGTATTTGGCGCGTCAGCCACTCTCCACCACCATGGGTTCGGGCGACAGTTTGAATCCTGGCCAACGCCGTGTTCTGTATGTCGAGTCCTATATGCGCGTGGACTATGACGGTGACGGCATCGCCGAGTTACGCAAGATTTGTTGCATGGGTTCAGGCTACACCGTGGTGCGAAATCTTCCGGCCAGCTATATCCCATTTGTTGACTTCCCATGTGACCCAGAGCCACACACCTCGCCACTTGAGGCGATGTCAGTATTCGATCTGACGCACGACATTCAGGAAATCAAGTCCGAAATATTGCGAAATACCTTGGACTCTTTGGCGCAGTCGATCCATCCGCGCACAGCAGTGGTGGAAGGACAGGTCAACATTGACGATGTGCTGAACAACGAGACAGGCGCAATCATTCGGATGAGAGCGCCAGGCATGGTGCAACCATTCAGCTCACCCTTTGTCGGACAGGCCGCATTCCCCATGCTGGACTACATGGACGCGATGCGCGAAGACCGTACCGGCATGAGCAAAGCCGCCATGGGTCTTGATCCTGACGCATTGCAATCAACCACCAAGGCTGCTGTGGCGGCCACCGTCAGCGCCAGCCAAAGCCGTTTGGAGTTGCAAGCTCGACTCTTGGCCGAGGGCATGAAGAAACTCTTCAAGGGCATTCTGTATCTGATGACCACCCACCAAGACAAGCCCCGCATGGTGCGTTTGCGTAATGAGTGGGTGGAGATTGACCCTCGCGTCTGGAATAACTCCATGGATGTATCAATCAACATTGGTTTGGGTAACGGTGACACCAATGACCGCATCCAAGCACTGACCATGATTGCAGGCAAACAAGAGCAAATCATGCAGCAGTTTGGCTTGGGCAATCCTGTGGTGACACCAGCGATGTACATCCGCACGATTCAGAAGATCATCGAGTTGTCTGGATTCAAGGACGCATCAAGCTACTTTCAGACACTGCCTGCCGACTATCAGATGCCACAAGAAGACGCACCGAAACCGACTCCAGAAGAAGTGCTGGCGCAGGTGCAGGCGCAGTCGATCCAAGCAGACATCCAGAAGAAGGCTGCCGAGCTGGAATTGAAGCGTGAGCAGATGATCCGCGATGACGATTATCGAAGAGATCAAATGGCGCAAGACTTAATGCTCAAGAAATACGAACTTGAGTTAAAGTACCAGACACAAATTAGCACTGCTGAGATTCAAGCGCAGCAGGCTATGGATCGGGAAGCCATGCAGCAAGAGTCTGCCATCGTCCAACAGGCGGTGCAGACAGCGGCGAATGTGCCTCCACCCATCAACCTTAATGGAATGGCTCAATGAACGAAGAACAGGTAAGAAAAGGCCGCAAGTCCGAGCAATTTATGCAGGACGAGGTATTTGCAACGGCCTTGGAGAAGATGCGCGGAGATTTGCTGTGGGAGTTTGAGAACAGCAAGCCTGAAGAGGCTGCCAAGCGTGAAATCTGTTGGGCGCAGTTGCGTGCCATCGAGAACTTCAAAAACGAACTCACCAAAATGATTGACAACGGCAAGGTGGCACAGCGTGCCATCGAACGCGCACAGAAAAATCTTGTTTAATTAAGGAAATAGACCAATGCAAACAGTAGCACCAACGCCAGCGGCGAGTGTTGTACAAGGTCCGATGAATATGGCTGAAGCAGCCAATGCACTTGCTGGGATGCTCCCCGATGAGGGACAAGAGGAGAGCAGCGAGGCGCAGTTGCCCAATGAGGGCGCGGCGGTAGATGAGGAGTTGCTGACCGATGCAGACGCGGATGGTGACGAAACTGATACCGAACAATCCGAAGAAGATGAGAATTCTGAGGAGGAAGAACAGCCACAAGTCTTCACCGTCAAGGTTGACGGTAAAGAAGTCGAGGTGACGCTGGAGGAACTCCAAAAGGGATATTCAAGGACTCAGGATTACACACGCAAAACGCAGCAAATTGCGGAGGTCAGGAAACAGACCGAGGCAGAGTTGCAGGCAGTGCGTGCCGAGCGCGAGCAGTACGCTCATTTGTTGGGTGCTCTAGAGGCACAGGTTCAGCAGGCAGCGCAGCCAAACATTGATTGGGATCGTCTTTATCAGGAAGACCCCATCGAATGGGTAAGGCAGCGCGAGTTGATGCGTGAAAACCAAGAGAAGAACGCGGCCATCCAATCGGAAAAGCAGCGACTCTCTGAGTTGTCACAGCAAGAGCAGAGGCAATATCACGATCAGATGTTGCAACAGGAACAAGAGGCTTTGGCGGCGGCTATCCCTGAGTGGAAAGACCCAAAGAAGGCGGCAGCCGAGAAAGCGATGCTTGTTCAGTTTGGCCAGAAGGCCGGATTCTCACCTGATGAACTGAAGAATGTTGTGGATCACA